TTGTGGAGCCAGAATAACTTTGGTGAAGATCTAATCTACGCTCCAAGAGGTGGTGGTATTTACTACTGGTCTGCTCAGATTGGTGTTACGCCTCTGGTGTTTACAGTAACTATTGCTACTCCTGCTGTGTTAACTGTAGCTTTGAGGAACGGCACAGCGGTCGTGTTAAACACAACAGGCGCTTTGCCAACTGGTTTGTCTGTAGGCACGGTCTACTATGTGGTGGGAAGCTCTGGCACAACTTGTAATCTATCGGCTACTTTTGGCGGTGCGGCTATTAACACCAGCGGTTCTCAGTCGGGGACTCAAACAATCTCCGCCAGAGGCATTGATATTACTCAATTAGGTGGAGCATCAGACTGCCCGACTGTCCAGAACACCATCTTTGTTGCTGACACAAGCCGGTTTGTGTTTGCGTTTGGCTGTAACGACTACGCAAGTACCGTTCAAGATCCCATGTTACTTCGCTGGTCTGACCAAGAATCAGTGACAAACTGGACACCATCAGCCACAAACCAAGCCGGTAGTATCCGCTTGTCTCACGGCTCTGAAATCGTAACTTGCGTACAGACCCGTCAAGAGATTGTGGTTTGGACTGATTCGTCTCTGTATTCACTCCAATACCAAGGATCACCTGTTGTTTGGTCTAGCCAACTTCTAGGAGACAACATCTCTATCATCGGCCCTAATGCGGCTGTTGTTGCGTCTGGTGTGATTTACTGGATGGGCGTAGAGAAGTTCTATAAATACGATGGCCGCACTCAGACTTTGCGTTGCGACTTGCGTCAGCACATCTTCCAAGACATTAACTTATCGCAGGCAGCCCAAGTATTTGCAGGAACCAACGAAGGCTTTAACGAAGTCTGGTGGTTCTATTGCTCACAGAACAGCACTGCAATTGATCTGTATGTAACGTACAACTACTTAGAAGATGTATGGGCATACGGGACACTAGGCCGGACGGCTTGGCTTGATTCAGGACTGCGTGACCACCCAATAGCCGCTACATACTCATATAACCTTGTTGACCATGAATCTGGTAATGATGACAACGTAAGTGGTACGCCGGTGGCTATTAATGCCGTCATTGGTTCTGCTGAGTTTGACATTGACGATGGCGATCACTTTGGCTTTGTCTGGAGAATGCTCCCAGACATTACATTCCGTGGATCTAATGCGGCCTCCCCCCAGGTCACAATGACTCTGATCCCCATGCAGAACTCAGGCTCTGGATATAACAATCCAATCTCTGTAGGCGGTAATCCAAATGCGACAGTTACTCGCACATCTACCTCTGTGATTGAGCAGTTTACGGGTCAGGTGTATGTCAGGGTGCGTGGCCGCCAGATGATTATTCAAGTTGAATCTACTCAACTAGGATGTGCTTGGCAGCTGGGCTCACCACGTATTGACATCAAACAAGACGGCAGAAGGGGTAACACATGATTGTTATTTCCGAGTTTGAGATCAATCAGGTTGCTTCGCCTAACCTACCGCTGTCTCCAATGCAGTATGACCGGCAGTACGCTGATCAGCTAAATAACGTGCTTCGCCTGTACTTCAACAGGGTTGATGCTATTTTGAATCAGCTTAAGACAGATACTATTATTCCTGCTTTGACTAACTACACAGTGGCAACATTGCCAAGCGCGGTTACATCCGGTAAGGGCTCAAGGTCTTTTGTAACAGATGCGCTGCTCCCTACGTTTGGGTCAACTGTATCTGGTGGTGGGGCTGTGGCAGTACCCGTCTATTCTGACGGCACAAATTGGAAGGTCGGATAATGGCATTTACAGACGCAGAAATTAATGCTTATGTTCAAGCAAACATAGGTAATCCTCAAGCTATTGCTGATGCAGCTCAACAGTACGGCGTATCAGCCGCAGACCTGTCGCGCGCTACCGGTTATGACACTGGCACTGTTAGTAGCTACTTTAGTAATGCCGGTATTGATTTTGGTCAGCCAGCCGCTTTACCGCCTGTAGCGGCACCTGTAGAAGCGCCTGTAGATTATTACGCGCAACAGTTTCAGCCGGAGTCATATGCTAACTATGTTCCCGCATACATGGAGACAGCCTCACAACAGGTAAATCCTGTTACACCCGTAGTGCAAACACCACCACCACCAGTAACTAACTATGGTGAATCCGCTGGTATTGCATCGTTAACGCCACAAGCCCAAACTTTACCTCCAGTTACACCGCCTCCTCCTGTTACGCCCCCTCCTCCTGTTCCTCCTGCAAACCTACCACCAGTTGCTCCAAAGGAAACACAGTACGGCACAGTAACGCCATACACAACAACCCAGATTAAAGACTATGTGTCTAGCGTGATGGGTGATGCCAGCCTTTCGCCTTTTGAACGAACTAACAAAGTCTTAGAGGCGGCCCAAAAAGCGGGCGTTAGTCAAGGTGATCTAACCTCTATCTACGGCAAGGATGTAGTAGATCCATACCTTAAATCCTATGGTACTGGTATCAAAGACTACATTACCAACACACTAAACGATAAGACCAAGTCTGATTTTGATAAGGTGGCCGCAGTCAACCAGGCCGCTAATAAGTACGGCTTAGATTCAAACGAGATTGCTCAGTATTCAGGCCTAAATAAGAAGGGCGTGGATCAGATGTTTACGGCCTTTGATACAGGGCTGGCTGGCATCGTTAAGAATCTATCAGCTCCTACTGTTAGTGACTTGGATAAAACCAAGGGAGCTCTTGCGCTCCAACAGAAGTACAGCGTTACAGATGATCAGCTTGCCAAGGCTTTAGGTGGGAATATCACTGGTAAAGACGTTACGGCCTACCTTGCTCCCGTTAAGAACTTTGGATCAGACCTACAAACCATAACATCTGATCAGACCAAGACGGCCTCTGACATACAAACGTTCCTTGATAAAGCTAAAAAAGACCCACGCATTGAGGGTTTGTACGGTTTGGCTATTGATAAAGTACAAAAGGCTGTGCCAATCCTTGGCTTGCGTGACTCTATTTCTGGTAATGGTTCTCCAGAACAACTGACAAAAGGCTATACAGATTTTGTGGCCGCTGTAAATGCAGACCCAGCTTTGCGTGAGAAGTACGGTGCTCAAGCTGATGCCATTGATCAAGTGGCCAAGATGTCCCAGCGTATTGCTGATGAGAAATTTGGCGGCAAGCTCCAGCCCCATATGTTCCAGACGTTCATTGGTCTTGACCAAAAGACTTTAGCTGACGTCCCCAAACAGCTTGAAGTTGGTAAACCAGAGACTAAGAGCTATACGGACAGTGATGGCCAGACACAGACTTATACAGTGCCGGGTCAGGTTAAAGACACCAAAGGCTTAGAGCCTGTTTACAACGTCCTTGGAAGCGGAGAAGATCAGACGCAACAGTTGGTTGGCTACACAAAACCAGTCAAAACATCTGCTGGTGTAACTGTTGACGCTCAATACGATGCGAATGGCACCCTAACCGGCTACCGTGGCAGAGATGAAGATAAAGTCTGGCCAAAGCACAGGGTTGGTGTTTCAGGCCAGTGGGATGTTAACGGTAAGGCGTCACCTGTAACACAGGTAGAGTCACCCGGTGTTCTTAAGAACATGATTCAGGACGTAGCGGCACTTGGCCCAGTCGGTCAAATTGCAATTGCGTTTGCTACAAGCGGTCTAGGCTCTCTTGCGGCTGGTGCTTTGGCTCCAACTTTAGGAGCAACTGCGGCAAAAGTTGTTGCCTCTGGACTTGTAAACGGGGCTGTGGCCGAAATGGGTGGCGGTAAGTTTGGCAAGGGCTTCTTGACTGGCGCTGCTGGAGCTGGAACAAATTTGCTGGCTCAAAACTATATGCCAACGATTAACACTGGTAATGCTTTTGCAGATCAGTACTTAACTAAAGCGCTACCAAACCTTGCTACATCTGCAGTAGGTGCGGCACTTAACAAACAAGATATAGGTCAGGCCGGCATATCTTCTTTGTTAAATACGGGCACAAACATGGCCACAAGTAGCTTGATTAACAGTGCTATGCCCGATACACTGACGCCTGATATGCAGAAGATGTTTACGGGTATAAGTGGACAGCTTTTGTCAAGCCTATTACAAAACAAACCAATAGACTTACAGAAGTCAATTATGAATACGATTATGCAAAATGCGATGAGTCCATCCAAGACCACCGCTAAAGAAAAGGGGTAAGCCATGGGTGATTTTTCTTTTGAAGACTTTAACTTTGGTAGCGGCAATGAAGAGTATGACTTTTCCGGCTTGTCAGATATTGGACTTGGAACTGACTTACAAGAATTAGACTTGTCCAGTTTGTTTGGTGGTGGCGGCCAAGAAATTGACTTTAGCGGCCTTGATAATTTAGACATTACCAATTTGCTAGGAACTGACTTTAGCCAAATACCCGGTGATTTTGGCGAAGATCTTGGATATGAGTTAGCTAGAACTTTACAAAGCACTGGACAAGCATCATCGTTATTTTCTGACGATGGCGGATTTAGTATGAATGCTAATTTTCGCTCAGACGATGGAGATGCAGGAGCAACCCGTAGCGAAGATGCGGGATCATCAACCCGTAGTCTTGCCTCTACTGATAAAGACACAACTGGCGGAACTGGTCTTAAGTCTACAGGTCGTGGCCAGCTATCAATGGTTGATCCAATCACTGGTGCCACAGGCATTACAGGCGAGGGATTTAACAGCATTGAAGACTTGCTTGGCTCTGGGACTAAAGAAGAAATTGCGCGCTATACGCCCGGATCTACCGATTACTCTTTGCGTTCTGGCCTTGAAACAGAAGGCGGTCAGGGTTTTAATGCTGACTCAACGCGCGGTATGAGCTTGGCCAGTATGGGTGGCGGTCAGGGACTGAGCAAGTACATTCCAGCTCAATACCTAGAAGGTAGTACAACCCCAATCAAAGGTACTGGCGGCACTTTGAGTGAGACTGGTTTCTTGTCTCAGAGCAGTGCGGCCAATCCTCTAGGCTCTAAGTATTCTCTTGGTGATCCAAGATCTTTCATTAACAACCCAACTATTACCGGCCAGCAGTCTGTTGTCTCACCCGGACGCACCATCATTGATAACAAAGATGGCACATACAAAGTTGTTACCAATACGATTGATGGTACTAAGACTATTACCACCGATAAAAAAGGTGTTGATACGATCATCAACAACACCAAGACAGACACCAAAACAAACCCCGGAGCTAAAGCTGTT